TTCTTCTGGCATCCTGTCAAACTCTTCCTGCGCTCCATAGTTTGCGTTCCTGCTTGCCCGTACAAGGATGTTTCTGATCTCGCCTTCCTGTATGCCGCTGATGGATGCTTCTGCAATCAGTGCATTGAGCTGTCCAACACTTGGAGCAAACCCGGACGTATCTGTACTGGTGTATACCGTCAGCGCATCGTCAATTACCTGTGCATCTTTCTGGCATAGAATCTTATGCCATGAATCAATTGCCATCCCCAGATCCGCAGGCTTGTAGTTCGGATACAATGACATCATCCTTAACAGCAACACCTTTGTTTCGTCTCTTGTCATGCGTTCCTCCACATCTCCATGAACTCTTCATGCCGTTTTTGTTCCTGCTGTGCCATAGTCATCTGCCCAAGCGGTCTGTCCCTGGACGATCTTGCCCAGTTTCGGCAGGCGGCCTTCCAGTCCTTCATCTTGCTCTTGCCAACCATCCACCCCTTCGTTTCGTAGAAGTCCACGAACCTGTCTGCATCCACATCCAGTCCCTGCTCTTGACAATAGGTGCTGACCTCATAAACAGATGGTGGGGTGAACCGTTTGGGTATTGGGGCATCTGCCCCTATATACTCTTCTTCTTTCTTTTCATTCTTCTCTTTCTTATCATTCTTATCATTCTTATCTTTCTTATCTTTCTTATCTTTCTTTAAATGTGGGGAGTTTGTGTCCCATTCCTGTCCCGTCACCTGTCCCATTGCTGTCCCATTGCTGTCCCATTGCTGTTCCGTCATCTGTCCGCTATCTTTCCAGTTTGGTGTCCGTTCTTCTGTCCCTTGATCTTGGAATTTCCCATAGTTTACAATGGTTATAGCTGTCCCTCTTCCTGTGTCTTCTAATGTGACCATGCCGTCCTCTTCTAAGAGCCTCAGAAATCTCCGAACTTTCTTTCTGTCCCATCCCCACCTGTCCGAAAAGAAGACCATGCTTTTATACACAGTTCCCCTGTCTCCATCGATGACTTTTCCACGGCTCACGAACCGCTCCGGTTTGTACTTTGCCATGAGCAGGAGGTCGATCCATGCCTGTCCTGGGGAGAAAGGTTTGGTTTCCCATAACCAGTGATCCTGTATTGATCGTTCCACCTTTATCCATCCGTAACTCATGACATCACCTCTCTGAAAATGACATCCGGGTACTTGTACTCGAACATCTTTTTCTTTAGCCTGTACACCGGATTCTTAGCCGTAATCGGACTTTTAACGTCCTCAACGATGGTTTTCCCGTCCGGTGTCTGATACCGGAAATCTGCCACATATTCTGTCTTTCTGACCGTCCTTCCTCCCCTCTTGTAGGAGGGGAGGATTACATACCGTGGCTGAAGTTCAAGATTCCTTATCGCACCTGCGGCAAGCTGATCTTTCAACTGCTGAAAACGTCTGGCCTCCGCTCTGCTGTCGAAGGTGATCCCGTGGTAGTCCACCTTCTTTGCATTATACTTGTTCTTCATAATTCACCTCATCAACCAAACGGCAGTCCGTTCTCCATTCCTTCCGGTACCTTCATAAACCCTTCGTTCATTGCCTGCATACTCTGCTGAACGTACTGACTCATATTCTGCTGTGCGTACTGAGGCTGTGGCGGTGCTTGATACTGCTGTGGAGGTGCCTGGTACGGCTGTGCCTGCTGTGGCTGTTGGAAAGCCTGCGGCACTCCGGTGTATGACTGTGCATTTTGCACAGTGTTGTCTTTGCTCTGTGCAAACTCTGCGTTGTCTACTATCACGTCCGTGGTGTACACCTTCGTCCCGTCCTGTTTGGTGTAGGATCCGGTCTGGATAGATCCGCTCACACATATCTTCGTCCCCTGGTGGCAATAGTTCTGGAGGAACTCTGCCGTCTTTCTGAAGGCAATGCAGGAGATAAAGTCCGCTTCCTGTTCTCCCTCTTTCTTAAACCTCCGGTCTACCGCCAGAGTGAATCTGGCTACCGTGATAGGGTTCTGTCCCTGGGTGACTCTTACGTCTGGATCCCTCGTTAACCGTCCTAAAAGAACTACACTATTCATTGTCTTCCTCCTTTTATCTGTCCCAGAACAAAGTTCCGGTTATTATTCAAGTGATCGTACCGATCCGGTGTAAACTCCTGCACCGTCTGCACTCCGTAGTAGTGGAGCAGTGCGTTAAGGTCTGTTCCTGTCCTGCTACAGAACTCCTCGATGTCATTGCCCGTGCGGATCATCTGCTGTTGTGACATTCTCTGCGCCTTATTTGCCTGATTCTGGCTGTTATCCATGGAATCTGGATCTCTTTCATCATCGAGACAGAAAAGGCCGTTTAAGGCATATTTCCGTGCGTAGGACGATGCTGTCCCTGTACACTGCGGATCGCTCATCTTAGGTCTGGACAGTTCCTCCCTTGCCCATGCAGAAGTAGCGATGCTGTTGCCGCTTTCGATGTCATACAGGATCGCAGTAGCCTTGACATAATATCTGTCCCCAACCAGGATCATTTCATCCGTCATGGTCAGAGTGCATCCGTTCTTCTGGAGCAGAGGCTTTACCTGCATGAGGATGTCCTCGCAGGAGCGGTAATTGAACCCTGCAAAATCGTTCCGGTTCGTCTTCGGAACTTTGATCTCGTTTTGAATTGCCAGTAATTTCTTTAACATTTCCTTGATTTTTCCTTTCCCCTTGAGATATACTCAAGGTGTGCATGGGAAGTGCCCACTTCCCTCAGTCATCATCTGAGTGCAGTTCGTCATTGTCTGCACTCCTTTCTATTTTTTGGGGAGCACGTGCAATAACCTCGGCCTTCCAACCTTCGTACTGTTCTCTTATCCTGCACCACAGCCACCAGGCCTGCTTCGGTGAACTGAAAACACCGCTCCCTGTGTTACCGCTCATGAAGGATCCGATGTAGTTTCCGCTGTATCTGGAACCGCTCCAACCGCAGAGGATTTTCTGCTCGGATCCCTTGCGGATTACCAGATCGTATCTGATATGTTTCATGGTTTCTTACTCCTCATACGGATCAACCGTGATGTTGTACTCGTTCATTTTTGGATAGTCCTGATACGAGTACTCTTTGAATTTGTACGCATCCTCCAGGTTGTCGAAGAGGTGCGGCCTGTGCATCAGATCAGTGGTATAAAAGTAGTCATAGTTCTTCCTGCTGAATGGCTCCCATTCCCTGTCGATGCAGAGCCATCCGACTACTCCTCCCTTTTCCCGTGTGGCTCTCACGATATAACCAGTTGCCCTTTTTTGTTTCATCTCACTGTCTCCATCAAAATTCTGTCTGATTCCTTCAGTGCGTCTGCCGCATCGATCGCCAGACTACCTGCCACTGCCATTCCTACCACCAGGAGGATCAGCATCACATGGATGATATATTTCCGCATCTTCTGCTCCTTCCGTATCTCATGAGTGCCATCTCGGCCTCGATCTTGTGGTGGCTGATCATCTCGGTAACCTGCACCACACCGTAACGTCCTACCATGTCCTCCAGAGCGCACCAGAGCTGTTTATACGGGGTTTTTGAGTATCTTCCGCACAATTCCCCCATGAACTGTAAAAGTGTCTCATTTGCCCGTCTGTTGCGTTCCCATGAGGATCTCCTGTCATAGAACCTCATCCCTTCAGCACCTCCCAAAAATCACCACGAACCATCATTTTTTCAAAGATCGGTACAATCACGTAATACGGTGACGTCCTGCTCTTCCCCCTCTGGTAGGAAAACTCCGGTGCCAATGAGCAATGGAGCAGTTTTTCCATGTGTGTCTTCTCAAAGCCAGTCTGTTCGCAGTAGTCCTTCGCACTCATGTATTCAAGCATCGGACTCACCTGTGCTTTCTTCCACGTACTTCTCCACACCTTCATGGCCTCCATAGATAATCGCCATCATCATGTCGCTGTAGGTATCCTTCAAAAACATGAAGTCATCTGGTATCAATTTGCTAACTTCTTCAATAATGACGCACGTATCTGCCATAAGTTCAGACAGAGTACCTTCTGCTTTGAAATGCCCTTCTTTGTATTCAATCATTGTCTACTCCTTTCTCAGTCCTCAAAACTCCAGATCACCACTTCCTTTTCCTGTCTGACCGCATGGCTGACAAAACATCCGATCAGAGCCAGTACCAGGATGATGACCAATATCACTCTTGTCCGCTCCACCTGCACTCCTTTCTTGGTTCAAGTTTCTTGAACCTTATCGATAAAAAAATATACGGGTATCTCCTCTGCCGATATGTCAAGCATATTCGGCATTGCCATCCGCTCTATATCCTCTACAGATATAGCAGTTACCCCGTTCATTTTTTTGGACATGGCATTTTCGGAGATTCCATAAGCCTCGGCAAATGCCCTCTGGCTTCCAAACTTCTCAACGATTCTGCCTCTTAATTTGGCCTGGTTTATCATGTGTACCTCCTTTTTATCTATATCCCTGTGGTTCAAGTTTATTGAACCTTCAATAGAATATCACGGCAGTTCAAGCCTGTCAAGCAATTTGTTTACGCTTCTTGAACTTTTTGTTTGATTACCGTTTGTGGACGTGTTATTATAGGAACGATGATGGAGGTGGATAAAATGGGTAAGGACGAACTGATGAACAGGATGCAGTATGCTCTCGATCTCAATGAGAAGAAAGCATCTGACCTGGTTAAAGATCTGGGTATACCGAAGTCTGCTATCAGCCAGTATCTTTCTGGAAGATCTAAAAAGATGTCCGCAGACAGGCTCTATGCCATCGCTAAATATCTTCATGTGTCTGAGGCATGGCTGATGGGATATGATGTGCCAATGGAGAGAAAGACATTTGAGGAACTCCTGGGTGATCTTGCGGATAAAAAGATAGAGGAAGATGCACTTCTCGCCGACTTCCGAAAATTGAATGATAAGGGTAAGGAACTGGCACGGGTGTATGTCCGGTCATTGTCACAGATGAGGGACTACAATATAGAAGAAGCCGCCCCTTAACGGAGCGGCAACCAAAAAGTCTGGTCGATGCGAAGTACATCGGTGGGTGTGGTTATAGAATACCATACCCAAAAGTGAAAAAGAAAGGGTGTGGTTTTATTGGCAGAAAAGAAACTATCAAAGCAGGTCACGGTTGGCTACGATCCGATGACAGGAAAACGGATCCGTAAGAGGATCTATGCGACCAGTAAGACAGGTCTGGCGCAGGCTGAGAAGGATCTGATCCGGGAGTATACACTGCACGGATCCCCGTCTACCATGACCTATAAGCAGTACGAGGACAAATTCTGGGATGCGTACTATGCCAAACTGGCACCGTCTTCCCAGAAGACAAGACGGTGCCAATTGCGGAAACTGGAGCCTCTTCGCAACATGGTAATGTCAAAAATCACCAGGCCTGACCTTCAGAAGATCATCAACGAAAACTGGGATCATCCGACTGTCTGCGCCAACGTGGCTATGGTGATGAACCAGATATGGAAATCTGCTGTGTTTGATGGGGTAGTCGAGAAAAATATCGCTGAAGGATTAAAAAAGCCTAAGAAGGCCAAATCCGTGCGCCGTGCGCTGACTGACGAGGAGCGGCAGGCAATCAAGGTTGCAGAGTTTGACACCATGGAGCGGTTCATGGTGGACATTCTCCACCAGTTCGGTCTGCGTCCAGGAGAAGCCTATGCGCTCGATCAGAGAGCCTTCGACCGGAAAGCACGTACCCTCACGATTAACAAGGCCGTCACATATAAGAACACGAAGGCTGTGCTCAAGAGCACGAAGACAGGTGTGACACGGGTACTTCCGGTACCGGATTCCTTCTGGGACAAAATTCCAAAGGTGAAGACGCTATACTTCTTCGTGAATGATGACGGCGAACTGCTTGACTCCTCTGACCGGGCACGGAATGATCGGTACATTGTTAATAAGATCAATGTAGCCATGGGTGGTTCCAGTCTCATCAAGGCTACAGACATGACCCTGTATACGTTCCGTCATAACAAAGCATCCCTGCTCTACTATCTCCCTGGGATCAGCTTAAAGAAGAAGGCTGAGTACATGGGTCATTCGGAAGAGATGTTCCTCAAAACATACAGCCACATGATGGAGCAGTACGAAGACACAGAGGTACTGCGGCAGGCGGTGGTCTAGTGTGTCAAAGGTGTGCCAGATGTGTGTGATTCTGGTGGTAAGTGGTGGTAACTGACGGTAAGCAAAAATCCTTTAAAATCAACACCTTTCCCTATTTCCTGGCATTCCTTACGGGTGTCTGAATTAACATGGAGTATTTTATAAAGTGTTGATTTTTAGCCGTTTGTTGGCACTGGTGTGCCAGAAATGTGCAGGACAGAAAGAAACCCCCGGAGTGATCCGAGGGTTTTCTTATTAGTGAGCGTAGTATCCCCACCTCTGTTTATACCAGTTGCCCTTAGAATCTGCGTTCTTAAAACTCTGATACTCTTCCTTAGTGATTCCGGTCTTGGTGGTGCTTGTGCCGTAGATCGTGTGGAAGGTTAATGCCTGCTTTGATTCGTCATAGTCCACACTGGTGATCCATGAGGATTCAAAACTGCTGTAGGTTTCTTTAATCTGGTTCTTCTTCTCCTGCTGTGCCTTGGCTAACTGCTGTGCTTTGGAATAGGATACTGTACCGTAATTAACAGCAGAATTCTTTGTGCTCTTTGTGCTCTTTGTGCTTGTCTTCTTCGTCTCCTCGTAAGGGTTCTTGGAATCGTTCGGCAGGTACTCCCAGTATTTCTTCGCCTGTGCGTCCGTCCATCCCATGGCCTTGATTGCCGCAAGCTGTTCGTCCTTGTCATAGGACTTGTTTTCGTTGTTTGCCTCATCGGCCTTCTGGAGTTCACGCAGGAACAGGATGTACTCTGTTGATGTGAAGACTCCGCTGTCTACACCGCTCCGTCCACGTTCCCATGCCTGTGAGGACTTCAGTACATAATCTTCCGCAATGCTGTTCAGTGCCTCCTGCTCTTCTTCTGTAGCGGATGACCATTTACCGGACTTGTGCAGTTCGTTTGCTACTGTATCGAAGGCTTCCTGGTTCTCAAAGGTCATGCCGTTCGCTGTCTGATCCTTCTCCCACTTTTCAATCTTCTTGTCGATGTATTCCTGGGATGTCTGGGAGGACGTACCAAAGGCAGGATTATTGATCATCATGTCATAGAGCATATCATAGTTCTCAGTTCCCCTTGCCCGGATAAGGTTCATGATCAGTGAGGTCTTGTTACTTGTCTTCACTCCATCACGCACTCTCGTCACCATATATCTGGCTACGTGTTCCCCATACAGGCCTTTATCAATTCCCCATTCCACCATGGCTGACAGGAGTTTTTCACTGTTCTCGGCAGGGATTCCTGCAAACATCATGACCTCTTCTGCATCACGCACGGTGTCACGCACGTAGGTTTCCCAGTCGAAGTTCTCATCTCCGTCCGTCAGATCCCGTGCGATCTCCACGGATCTTTCCAGGACATTGACGATGCCCTTCAAGGAATCGTTGATGCTGTCGGTTGCTGTGCCTGCATCGATTCCGTAGAACACGGCATCAAAGATCGGCTCTGCATCCGGGTCAATCGCCTTTGCAATCTTGTCCGTTGCCGTCTCCATGGCCTCAAAGATCACGGATCCGAAAGGTACCATACCTGCAACAGAGGAACCGGAGTTGATGGCTACCTGCTTTGCCCAGGACTCAAATTCCAGTTTGCCCTCATCGTTCTTATACTTGTCATCCTTCTTGCGGAAGAAGTCCCATCCGAACTGCATCAGGGAGAACACCAGAGCGGATACCACCTGTGATGATATCGCCCAGGCAATACGTTTCCGTGCTTTGCTTACCCTCTGCTGATTTTCCGCAGTAGGATTATTCTTCGCCGCCCTCTGGGTTGCTTTCATTTCACCGAAGGCTTCCATCAGAATATTGAGGTTCTGGAAAGGCTGTGTCTTAAACATATTGAGGGTCTTCACCAGTTCGTTGTTGGTTCTGAGGATCTGCGGCCTCTGAAGTGTGGAGTAGTTCGGCTGTGTCTTTTCAATTACCTTTGAGTGCACTTCAC